AGTTGACCCTGGGACGCCTGGATGTTCTCAACGGTAGGAGTTACGTTGTCTATCAGGTTGAACGTCCAACTTATCGACTGGTCAAAGACCATCAGCTCACCACCGATGTCAGGGACCGTGCCATCGCCCTGCGCTCGTGCGATTTCGATATATCGACGTTTGGTAGTTGCCACTCACCCGAACCGAATTGGAACCCCGCGAACGCAGCACCTACTGCCACACTTGCGGCAATCGCCGCCGGGATGAAAGGCCAACACGCCGGTATTGCAGAAAGGGCAGACGCGATAATGCCTTCTTTTATTGCCTCGGCATTCGTCCAGGCTATGTAGACGCTGTAAAGAGTAAGGATTGTATAATTGACCATGATCGCCCGATAGACCGCCGTCAAAAGACCATTAGAGTCGTCGGTGAACAGACCCAGATAAGAAAGGCTGAATATCGTCTTGTGCATACCACTGAGAAGAGTTTTTGAACTGGAACGCAATTCGGCGAAACTTAGGGGGAACTCATTTGGTGTTCCCGCGTAGTCGTCTTGCCATTCGCTTATGTTGCGATAGAGTTTGGCGTTTGAACCGATGTTCTGACTCATGGCTAAGGCCCAGTCGGTCATTTCGTCTTCATCAGTCGTTGGAGTTCTGCGTTCTGGTCTTTCAATACGTCGGTCATCGCACTGGCTTGCTGCGCGGTCATGTTCTCAATTGTCAAATCTTTGCTCAGGGGGATGTTATATTCTTTTGAAAGTACCAATCCGACACTACTAACATTTCCATCGACCCGCGTCTTCGATAGTTCTACGAGTGTGTCTTGGAGTCCTTTTTGTTCGTCTGGGTCGAGATTCGATAGGAGCGCGTCGAATTCTTCTATCGTCTGGATTTTCGGGTCGACGAAACATGGCAAAGAAAACAGCTTCGCGTAAGGCATGAGCGCTTGAGACAGTTTAGTCAGGTCGGTCATTTCGTCCGGCGTGAGTCCTTCTTGGGACTCGGCCTTCTGCGCGAGCGGGACGGACGATTCTACTAAATCGAGATATTCTTTGCTCTTCTCGGCGAGTTCGAGTGCTACACGTTCGATGTCCAATTGGGTTATTCGTTTGAGGACAATATCCCATTCCTTCGTTTGGAAGACGTAACGCTTCCTATGTTGGTTCGTGAGATCCGCCAACGGCACACGTCTGATATTCTCAGTGAGTATCGGACCGTCCCATTCGATAAGGGGCATGAATACCTCACGCAATGGTTAACGATTTGAACCGGATTCTTACGGTTTCTTCGTTCAGATCGTGCTTGAATTCGGGGAAGTCGTTCGCTTCCCAGACGCCGCCCGTTAACGTTATGGTTTTCGCATCGATCGGTAGGGTTAACGATGTCACGGCACTGTCCGCTATCTTTGCGGCGGTGTATGTCTCGTTCTGTGCTGGCAGCGTAGCCTCGAAGATGATATCTCTTAATCCCTCGCTCAACTGGTAGGCCGAAAGCGAATATTTGACCGAGTCTGCGCCGAGTATGTTACCTTCTTCACGTCCTAGATGATTATCGACGGTCAACTTCCAGGAACGTGGATACCAATTGGCCAATCCACCGCCGGCGATATTGATCTGTAATATCCCTTTCCAGGTGAGTATTGCCGTAGTTATGTCGCTTGGGTCGGCACCCACTGTGACGGATTGAAGCCCGGTGATCGTCTTTGAGGTCTTTTGCGTTACATATCTACTGAATACGTCCGCGTCGAAGATGTAAGGTTTGCCGGGTCCATCGGCTTGGATGATCAATTTGTTTATCTTGCACCCATTGTAGAAATCGTAATAGTGAGAACTTCCTACGAGTTTGCCCGTCTGCGCGGTGAAACTGCCAAGATGTTCAGTAAGGGCCGTCGTCGAACCGAATGTATAAACTGCCCACAGATTCGTCCAGTTGTACCCCCCAGAGACCGCGCGAGCAAGACACTTCACGTTGAAACCTACGTCCGTCGCGTCTCGTGTGTGGTCACTGAATGATCTCGAACCGCTTGTTTCGTGGAATGCTGGGTGAAAGTCCGTGTTCGGTTTGAAACTCGACGCTTCACCGCCCCAGGTAAGCGCGGTCGTGGGTGTGGTGCCGAAGTACGTCTCCGGGACGTAGAAGAACTTCTTTATTTCGCCCGCTGTGTAAGCTGCCATATTCAATCATCCATTAATTCTTGACAGATGTGCCATTTGCATTCGTGGTACGGATAATCGCACTCTATCTCAATCTCATCGAATTCAATCGAAGAATCGCTCATTCTATCTCCTTAGTGACATCAAAATTGACAACGAACTCGAATCGTTTGTTTGCATCTCGCCCCAGGGGTTGTGGGCTGTTCTTCGCGGATATATAATAATAAAGGGTGCCCTCCAACGTCTGATAAGTCAAGGTGTGAAGCGTGGTCATTATCTCGTATGACGTAGTATAAGCATCATCGAAAGTAGGACATCTGACCCTTATCTGGCAAGAAGGATATTCTCCCTCCCAAACAAGGTCTGGCGGAGATCCGGGACCGGGACTGACCGCGATGCACGTATCCGGACTGTCCGGCATGTCGCCGATCATTATATTCGTCCCGACGGTGCCGAACCCCTCGTCTTCGAGATATTCCGCGATATCAGACGGTAGTGGCATATCTGTTATTCTTTCCTAGCAATCTGCTTATTCTGTCCACGACGTTCTGTAGAATCTTTCCCGAAGCCATATCCAGAGGCCATTCGAGGAACTTCGCACACGTAGGATAGGTATGTCTGGCGTTCAGATTCTCATGCACCCAAAAAGCGTAATCGGTCGCGTATCCTAGTTGGATAGTTATTTCATCGAAGGAGACGATGGGGTCGAAGACGTATCCCGAAGAACGCAATCTTCCGGTATCGACGGGACATATCTTTTTCGAATCATTCATTACCTTAGACAGTTCTTGCCAGAAGGCGACCGAGACCTCATCCTGATAGTTTGCGATGAAGGTGTCGAGCTGTTCTAAGAGTTCCTTTTGTCCTTCGAAATGTATCTCTTTCATGTGTAAATGACCTTAATGTATGACACGCCATCCGGTCCAGGAATGTCTTCGATAGAAAGTATTGGCGGTGTGGTCGTATCTGGTAGAGTTATCAGGTCTCTAACATCGACGTCTACACTCCCATCTATGGTTATGTTCACCGTGCTCACGGTCTCTCTGCCACCACGGTCGCGTACCATTTTGTTTTCCTGAACGAGTCTGCAAGCAACCGAAACTGCTGTGCCGTACGTCGCTTCTCCGTAGTCGTTCATCGAGCTGTAGGGTGCGATGGTGATAGTCTGCCTCAGCCAGCTCGCTATCGTTCCAGGAAGCATCAGTCGTTCACCTTTCGGAACTTCCAGCGATATCTATCATACGTTCCGTGTGTAAGTGCATAACTGTCTACGAGTTCCCAAGCATAATCCTTTAATTCTTTGATCGCCAAATCTACGTTGTCGCTCATCGAGAAACTGCCGAGCGAAAGACTAGAAGGTTTTGTGCCGTCCATGCGGTAGCGCGTCAGGAGCATGGCGGTCGTTAGGTGGAGTGACGCCTCTTTCAGTTTGTCGTCCGACGTCGGTGCGCCCACTTCCAATCGCGCGAGTTTTGTTTTGATCTGTCTATCAGATGCTTCTATTAATCTACCAAGCGGTATCGGTTCAATCGTGACGTTGAGCGTTTCCAACATTTCGTCTACCGAGATGTACCTGTCCCCGACGAAAAGGCAGTTAGAAAATCCCCAATAATTAGCAGAAGTAGAACCTGTTTGATGTTCGAACTCGCACCATTCGGCATCGATGTAGGTCGTCGTCGCGGGCATGGACCAATCATAAGTCGGACTTGGATCGGCTGAACGGATTTGTGCATTGTTCGCTTTCAAACCGTTGATGTTCATTGTTATTGCAGAACCGGCAGAAGCGAAACCGGCAGACGCTTTGTTGTCGAATTCGAGTATCGTGCCTTCGCTGAGGATTAACGTTCCATTATGACTTCCCGAGGTATCCGTTACTTGATAGTACGTATAGGTAGTGTCGTCGTTTAATGTGACGGTGCTTCCACTCAGATCGAGGGTCGAACTCATATCATGCTCCTTTCATT